GTCAGCGGTGTCCTTTTCAGGCACGTCTTGACCCGCCGACTCCTCTTCAGGAGTGCTGTCAGCCATTATCTTCTCCGTTGGTGAATACCGCTAACGCGGTGGATTACTGGTGGCGACTATCCCACCAGCTTGGTTTTTCAGATGAGGTGTAGTCGTTTCCACACTGCCTCACCTGATGCTTGCGCTCATGCTCTCGCACTTGAGAACGTGAACTCAATACTGACCCGTCAATCGGTGACGTAAACGGCTCAATGTCACTGATGACCGAATAACCTGTGCGCCTTTCTCTTGCGCCCTTTTCAACAAGTTTCCCGTTGTCATAGACATAAGTTGTCCGCATTACATCAACCCCGTGCCTTTCATTAGCTCAACCTCGGCGTCGGTCATTATCTTCTCTCTGGCAATCTCTGCATCGACTATCATCTTCTCGCGGTCAATCTGAGCTTCTTGATTCATCTTAGCCCGTTCAATCTGCATATCTTGCTGCATCTCTGCCGACTTCAACTGGCCCTTTTGTTGCAACTCAGCCTGATCCAGTTGCGCCTTTTGCTGAACCATCATCATAGCGGGGTCAGGCTGTTGGCCTTGTTGCTGTTGCATCTGTAGGGACTGCATGGCGTTCTGCTTGGCCTCATCAATGAGGTCTTCAAACTCCCTGCCAATCTTGAACCCGCGCACCATAAACTCCATTGCCTGGAACGCTATCGGGGTTAATTCGGGAGCCGCTTGAACGACACCCAACGCCCGCTCCATGTACGACCCCAGCGTGTTTACAAACTCTATGCGGCTTTGACGTTCCATCTGAGCGTCTTCAAACACCGTCGAGTCTGTCTCAATGTCAATCCGGTAAGACCGCAACTTGTCGGAGCGCATAATTTGCATCATCTCAGGCGTAACTTGTAGCCCGGTCATGTTTTGCAAAATGTAGGGCTGGAAGTGTTCCGCAATTAATTCAGCCCGTATTCTGTACAGGTCACGGATAAACCGCTGAACTTGGTCCTGCCTCTGCTTAAGGCGCATTGACCCAAACTGACCCTTTAACCTCTGGGCCGTCGCCGTTTCGTTTGGATTTGTTGCTCCTCTAAGAACGTCACTTATCCCTGTGACCTCATAAATAGTCTGGATAAGCTGCGCCCGCTGTTGGTAAAGACCGGACAATACGCCAGCCGTCTGCGATATGTCCTCAGTCTGCATCGCATTGGCGAGACCGCCCTTTTGAGCCAAATTCGCATAATTATCGGCTGGCACGAAAGTATTGTCAGCTGCCTCTGCAAGTTTTGCCAACTCAGGAACCGACCCATCATAAATACCCCTACGCCGTAACCCATCCGTGAGCTTTGCAATTCGTGTAGTAATTCTATCTAGCTCATCGGCTTGGTCTTCATACAACCGGAACTCTGGGATCGGAACTCCCGAACCGTTCGTTTTAAATGACACTATCGGCTTGGGCGTTGGGAAAAACCCTTCAAGCTCATAGGGGTCTTCCTCTTCGGCTAATAATGCCGGGTAGCCTTGCACTACATAATATTGCTTGCGGGTTTCTTCGCACCAGATTTCCCACACCTCTGCGCGTCGGAAAACATCTTCTGAAGCATAGTCACCGCCGTCTGACGGACTCCAATTCAATGGCACTCTGTCTGCTTGGTCAGGCGCAAGCTCTTCTAGGTCATCCCGTGTCATCAGATGCCGCCGCGCCTTCCAGCGGACATCTTCTGGACGCTTTGACGGGCTCTCTCTGTAATCTTCCCAATGCACATATTCAAAGAACACGCGCTGGTCGCCTATTTCCTCAACGGTTTCGCCGGTTGGGAAACCAAACTCGTCATAGGTCGGGACATCAATCATAATGTCCTCTTTAACCACCCAGACCACGCCCCGGCCCGGTAACAGATAATCTTCTATCGCACCCGCAATAATCTCTCTTTCGTCGTAAACATCAGAAGAATATTCCAACGCCCGTTCAAGCATCTCAGCCACTTGTCGGCCAGCGGGGTCACGATCTAAATACCGTCTGCGAATGTCAGGCTTTGCCATCCTTGCGAACAACGCACCCTTTAGGGTTTCAGTGTTCGACCATAAAATATTAAATTTCTTTTCCCGGCCAATAAGAGACATCTCAGGGTCAGCGCGATAGCGGTCAACGACTTCCTCGCCTTCGTCGCGCCAATCTCTTTCTTCCGCACTCGCTGCGTTTAGCTCAATGTCCCAATACCGGGCCATGCCAGCGGAACCTTCAAACTCTCCCATGCTTTCAATTTGTTCGCTCATATCGACTGCACCGAGTTCCAGTTGTACACGCCTTCTTTGTCAGCAATAGACTGTAACGCTTCGTTGAGGTTGGTATAACCTTCGGCGTTTGCTCCCCACTCAGCCCGGTCCCACACAGCGTTGTCCCACGCGCTTTGCATCTTATTGCGCCACGCCAACATCCGACCCGCGAATGATCCTGTTGGAATGTTGTTGAGATCAAACAGCGCGTTCCAATCTCCCATGTATGTGTGTGCCGTGCCTGTCAGGTCACGAACGCTCTGCTGCACCAGGGATTGGTTGCTCATACCTTAAACCTACGGAAAAAGGCTCTCAGGAACCGTTCATACAGATCACTCATATTGAGGTCACCGCGTTCCAGTTATTCCGACTCTTGGAAACTGCGAAGGCTTGCATGGCCTCATTGATGTTGGTGTGGCTTGCGCTCAACTCGCCATTAATCCACGCCAATAGCTTCTCGTTGAAGGTCACGCCGCCCGTCGAGGAATCGGCAAACTCCTTCATAAAGTCGCCATTGAAATCCAACGTTGTGCCTGTCGCACTTCGTATGGTTGCCTGTAAGTCTGATTGATTGCTCAAAACTCTGTCCTTTTCTCATCAATGGTTTCAAACAACTCATTGATTGTTAATGGCTCACGCTCAACGAACTCTGGAACCTTTCTTATAGGCTCCGGTCTGTCTTCACGGTATGCCATGCACATATACCGCATCGCATCACTTGAGTGGCTTGTCCAATCGTGCAAGGGCCGACTCTTTAAGGTCAAAAGCCGCTCGTCGTAATCTTCCCGATACTGCATCAAGCACTCTAATAGATACTCGCACTTGTCTGAATCGAAGTGCATTATTGGCAGCAATTCTCTAACCGCGTTTATCCCATCGTCTACCTTGTGGGCCGGTACGATCTTTACGTTGCGCTTCTCTCGTCTGAGAACCTCAACCCTAGTCAAGCCCGTGCCTAGCTCTCTGACCCTTGCGTCATGCGGCAACCAATCAAGCTCCACCTTGTAGTCCAGCGACTTCAGCCACTTCACATAATGCGGCAAAGGCTGGCTGTGGTTCTCGTAGTGGTTAATGACTCTGATCTCGTTCCCTACTTGCTGCCATAAGACAATGGCAAGGCTGTCACCAATGCCTAAATCCCAAGCACTACTGACCGGCAAGTCAGGATCATATTCGACCTTTGTAATCCGTCCAGCTTTCCTTGCATCCGATATAAGCGCGGCGTAGTACGCTCCACCCGTCACAGAGGCGTATTCCCCGTCCCAGATATGTGATGCCTTCTCTGGGTCTTGAGAGCGGTCCCGGTCCATGTCTGCCTTGAGAGCCGCAGGGAACCACTTGTTGTCCCGCCAATTAGACTCAATGATAATCGAATCCTCTGGCGTGTATCGCCTTAACAGCTTGTCAATCGGGTCCAGCCTGGACACAGGATTCCAGCTAAACCACAACTCCGAACCGTCTGCTCGTATTGTAGGGGTTAGCAAATCAAGGCTGCGCTGGCTAATCGTCTGGGCTTCTTCAAGCCACGCTATCTGCACACCCTCTAGCGATTTGATCGACGCTGACGTTGAATTATGTAGGCCACGGAACAAACACGTTGAACCTTGCGGCCCCCGTATCTCTTGCTCGGTTATATCAAACAGACTTTCCAGCCCGTGACGCAAGATAACGTCTTCAATAAGCTGCTTAACAGAGTCCTTGATGGAGTTCTGCACTTCCCTGAGACAAACGACCCGCTTGCCTTCAAGCAACGCTATGACCGTCATCAGGCCAAAGAACCAAGACTTCCCTGACCCACGGCCACCCCATGCGCCTTTGTATCTGGCTGGCTTTATC